GTATAAACCTCAACATTAAGTATATTTACGTGCCCCTCGTAACGAGCAAAAACACAAGCATCCGTATTTTCATTTATCAGCACAACAAAGTCCATAATGTCCTTGATAACATCCGAATTTGACATAATCATTTTTTCTTTCTACTCTCCTTTGCTATATAAACAATTCCTACAATATAAAACACTGCAAATAGTACATCAGCAATAATACTTAATACGTCCATCCTTTCACCTCCTGTTGACTTTTTTCATAAACTGCATTATAATAAAGGCAATGGGGAGGAGTTACCTCCCCTGCTTATCAATCAAGCCATATATGTATAAGCTTTTGGATTATGTCCACCAACTTATCTATAAGGCTCAATATTAAGGTAGCAAGCACAATTTTTTCAGTTGGTATCTGCTGGTTGTGCTTGTTGCCTTTTTTATTGCCTTTTCTTCTGCTCACCGTTTGACCTCCTTTCTTTTTTGTGATAAGATTAAGTAACAGTTAATTTCTTAATCTATAATCATTATATCACTGTATACGGTGATTGTCAATACAAAATCACCGTATACAGTGATTTTGGTACATTGCACAAAATTGGAGGTTTTTAATTATGTATAACTCACAAGAAATTGCAGATAGAATAAAGTTTTATGCTAAGTATAAAAAAATTTCAATAAAGGAATTACTTACCAATTGTGAATTGGGTATTAACTCAATATCACATCTAGCAAAAGGACAAACAATGGCTTATATAAGCTTTGCTATGATAGCTGATTATTTAGACGTTTCTACCGATTATCTACTCGGCAGAACCGACAACCCCGAAATAAATAAAGCTCCTGTACTGGTACAAGAACCTAAAAACATTATAAAAATCCCTTTTTCTGTGTCTAAAGTATCTGCAGGCAAAGGTGCGTATATTTCCGATGACTACCCTGATGTAATAGATATTGATGCCAATACATACCCTAAAGCGGATTTTGCCATAGAAATAACGGGTGATAGTATGATGCCTAAATTCGATAGTGGTGATATTGTGCTTGTACATAAGCAACCTAACTTGGAAAACGGTCAAATAGGTATTTTTATGCTTAACGGTGAGGGGTATATTAAACAATATCATTATGAGGACGGTAAGTATACGTTGGTATCCATGAATAAAGCTTATGATCCCATTGAACTTACATCTAACGATGATTTTCAAATTGTCGGACGGGTACTGTACACTCTTTAATTTTTTGCCTAAAAGGTTAATTTATTAATCTTTTTTTGACATACATTTAAATAGGTAGAAACTAAGTATATTTATGTCCAATTGACTTGTAGTATTTTTTTAGTTAAAAATAGCCCTGTAACAAGCATAAAACAGCCATTTGGACAAATTTTTAATGTTGATAGCAATTTGTCCAACGAGAAATTTACAAATAAACACCACATTTTAGCAACCTGTAACACCTAACATATTCGTTATGTTATCTGTCTTAAACACCATAACACCGCTATTCAAGGCACTTGTAACACCTAGCGTTATTTTATCGTAACCTTATAACACTTTGTAACGCTCCGTTTTGATACATTTTCAAGCTTGTTGCCTAAAATTTGACCTTAATTACATAAAAAAGCGTGAAGTCCGCTGTTTAAGCCACTTTCACGCTTTCCTCATTTTTTGCATATTTTTTTGACATTTACGTGCGTTATTTTTCGTTACATTTTCTACAATCCCGTCAAATCCAGTCTTGTCGTACCTTTTCCCACCATCTATTCCTAAAACTTTTTTGACATCCTCTCTGCGATATTACACAAAGCCTTTTTCCCTATTATCCATATTGTCAAATCTTGATGGTGACCAACCAAGCTCAGTGATACAATATGCAGCACACTGAGCTTGGTAATCACCTTTTATCAGTTTTTTGCTTCTGTAATCGCTTCATCAATACTCAAAAACCCAAGTTCTTTCTGTATAAATAAGCTTAAATCGTACCATTCACCGGGAGAGTCAACCAAGCATTCAAGTAAATCTTCGGGAGTATAGACACCGTAACTATCCTGAAGTTCCTTATCATTAAGATTTGGATATACAACAGAAGCTGCAATTATCTTTCTTATGTGCATTGTATTGTTAAATTTACCACCTATAATACAGCTTTCTCTTATAAGCCTTTCTTCGCTTGAAGATAGATGCTTAAACTCCCATTCAACAGGCTTCCCATCCTCATCACATATGCTTTTTGTAGGAGCATATTTAAAATTTTCCTTAATTCTCTTATTACCCTTTAAAAACGCACTTAAATTTCCCATATCATTTATCCTCCTTAAAAAATTATCAGTTAGTCAGCATACCGTCAAGAAGCTCAAAGCTTTCGGGGATTTTAAAATCCTCAAAGGTGAAGTCCATATCCTCGTTAAGATAATCTCCATCTGCATCAAACTTAGCAAGAATACCACCGTCCATATTACAGTCGACCAATATTACTGTCTGTCTGCCTGCTGCAGAGGTAGGGTCCTCATTGCTTATCTGAATATCAAAATAAATGTCCTCCCCTGTTTTCTTGTACTGCAGCAAAAGCTGACGGAATATTGAGGTGTTGTAATGGAATGTTGCACTGCCGCTTCCACTCCAACCTGTTGCCTTATTACCCACACCTGTTTTGCCCAGAATAGGCACCGTTGTCTTGTTCTTTTCAAATTTAGCCTCAAGATTAATCGCCTGCATAAAATTGTATCTGTTGCCATCAATGGTAACAAAACATTCAGCAAGCTTTGCGCTTAAGGTATCCCTTGCTTTCATAATTACATTACTCATATTTTTTACCTCCTTATTACGATACTGTAACGGTCATATACAGCTGCGCCATAGCATTTATAACGGTAATTGCAGAATTTACAACAACCGCCCTTTTGCTGTCACCCTGTGCAACTGTTACATCAGCCTCATCAAAGTTTTCAATAGCCCTGATGTCATTAAGCTGCTCGAAATACTTTACAACATCATTCCAAAGGCTTGTTCTGCCTGCCTCGTCATTAGGCACAACGCCCAGATAACGTGTATTGAAAATAAGTGCAATATCGTTTGCAGTATTATCACAAATAAATATTGTCTGATTTTCCTTGAACACATCGCCCTTGGTGTCTGTTGTGGTTACAAGGCTGTTAATGTCATTAAGTACCCTTATATCAGAGCCTACCTTGTGGAAGGTGTATTCACCTGCCTTGATTGCTGCTTCAAGCTCTGCCTGTGTGTAATCCACATAAGGAGTATATTCACCGTCATATACCTTATTAAGATTACTCTTATTGATTGCGCAGCCTGCAGTGGCACCTGTCACCCAGTAAACAAGAGCTGCCTCATTTGGATATGTTACGCTGTCACCGCTGCCGGTAACACCGTCAATACACTTATTCTTGACATTGATAACGCCCTCATAATCAGCCGCCTTGTTATAAACAACACACTGGAATTTAGCACCCACCTCGTCACGCATACGCTTTGTATAAGCAATATAGAGCGCCTTAATGGTATCATCACTTGATGTGCAGCCAAGGGTATTAAAGCTGTAGCTTTCAAGCAGACTTAAAAATGCCTGGTGTTCTGCACCTGTTGCTGTACCATTTGTACCTCCTGTAAGCGGTGTGCCTGCTGTTGCCGCAAGTGTTGCATCAGTTTTAAAGCTGACGTAAGCATTGTCAGTTAAATCTGCCGCTGTTGTTACCTGTTGCCTGTCAACCTCTGTTGTTCCAAGCCTTGTAATTACTTCATAACCACCATCTGTTACGGCTTCAATAATAATTGTAATGTCATTACCTCTTGTGCCGCCATAAAGTGCAGTAGCGTATGTATTAGCAGCTTTTGTGCCGCCGCCGTTAAGTCTGTAGCAGTAAAGAGTTTTTGCATTTAAAAAAACCTCCCTTAAAGGCTTAAGCTGTTCTGCAGAATAGTCATAGCCAAAGAGCTTTAAACTTCTTAACTGTAAATCCTCGCCTGTTACTTCCATAATCGCATTTTCAGCACCCCAATCAAGATTTAAACCGATAGCCGCATAACCTCTGTCACTTACCTGAGCATTTGCCCTTGCCGCCGATACAAAATTTATATAGCTGCCTGGTAACACCTTATTCTGGGTTGTAAAAATACCTCCGCCTAAAGCCATATTAATTCACACTCCTTTTTAAAAAATTATTAACCGCCTTGTCAACCTCTGCTGTTGTGTACTCCTTATTATCTTCAAGGATTGCATTAAGCACATCAACAGACCATTTACCACTTTTAACAAGCTGCCTTTTAGTATACTTTTCCTGTGCAGCCTTAGTTTCAGCCTTTTCAGCCATTTACATCAACCTCCTGTTTTAATTCGCCCATTTTTACAGTATCCTCTGCATTATGCTTATATACCGTAAATCCATAGACTACATTTACACTTCCTGCAATTTCAGGGCTATCCCCTATAAACTCACCTATTATTTCCGTACCTCTTGTAGGTCCGTCTGCATCAATGTATTCCAGTACATCAATAATCCTTTCAGTAATGCCGTAGACCTCGTTTCTTACATCGCCGTCCTGTTTAGGGAAAAAGGTTACGTTGATGCCCTGCTTACGGTCATACCTGCCTGTTGTACCTCTGCATAATATAGGTGTCATCTGCACCGATGTTGCAGAAACAAAAAAGCAAGGCTCTGTGAACCCCTGCTCTACATTTTCGGTGTACACCCTGTAGCCCTCTCCAAATTCCTCGGAAAGTCGTTTGCACACACCATCTATTATTGTATTTGTCAACCGAATACCTCCCTCAATTTTTTATTAAGCCTCTGCTCTAATACCTTAGGAGCTATGGTGTTAAGCTCGTCAACACTTATCTGCAGCATTTTGTGACCTCGCACCCAGCCTTTATGGTTTCTTGTTCTGTGTCCGTATTCAACGTAACTGGCATATTCTGTAGGATTTATCAGCTCAACAGTATATATATTTCCCGTTTGTTGCACATTCAGACTATTGGCATAGGCCGCTGCATTCTTACTTACACCACCTGTCCAGCCACGTCTTAATGTACCACCTGTTCTATTGGCTTTACTACCCTTATGACTTAGCCCTGTTGCACAGGTGTAGCTGTTGCCTGAATAATCGCCAACAGGCGTACGCTTTACAACCTTACGCAACAGCCTGGCTGCAAGCTCTTTGGCACACTCATTAAAAAAATCATTCCTTTGCTGATTATTAAGCCTTTCAAGCTTTTTAGCAAAATCCTTTAACCCCTTTGTGTCAACTTTTCCTGCCATCAGCTCGTCATCTCCCAAAGCTCTAAATTTATTTCCTTATGATTGGAATATATGGCAGGCTCACCGCTTGCTCTATACAAGGTGGTATTGCTATCCCTGGTAACCTCAACCTTACTACCCGGCCTAATATTTCTGTCGGGTGCAAAGAACAGCTTTACGCTCTGTGCCTTATACGCTGCCTTGTCCGTTTCATTATTAGCAGTAATAGTGCTGTAGCTAATTCTGCATGGCATATCAGATATTACAAGCACGTCCTTGTGTCCTGTACTTTTGTTAGCCTTTGTGTACTCCTGGCGTTCATAAACATTGCAGGTGTCTTTATATAAACTTTCTAAAGCTTTTCTGATACTCATATTACCACCTCATTTTTCTAAAGCTGTAAAGCTCACTATCATCAACAGCAAGCCCACCTACAAAGTCACTTAAAGCTGTATATCCATCTGTTTTGGTATCTTGGTAGGTAACTGTTGTGTCACCTTCCGAAATAGTCTTAATCAGCCTGTTATCAGCCACACTGTAACCCTCAAGCTCACCTGTGGCAAGTTTAGCTTTTAAAAACTCACCGCAGACCATATCAATACTCTTGTAGTACAGCTCCTCAGGCGCAGCACTTACATTGCAAACATTTTTTATATGCTCCTCAACCCTGCTGATACAGAAAAGGATAGCTGTTTCATCGCCCTCCTTCATTTCATAACCAAGCTGCTTTAATCGGTCTTTTACCTCATCAATATCCATAGGCATCAACCCCTTTCTTTTAGTAAAGGTTTTCTTTATACAAGTTTATATCAGCCCCTGCTTATAATTCTTGCAATAGGGATTGCCTTATGGTTTATGTACTTCTTTGTAGATGCGCCATCATTAACAAGCTCCCAGTTAGCACCATTCTTAAGCTCTGCATCAGTAGGTGATAAGGTTGCCTGACTTGCCTTTGTATAGCTGATGCCATAAGGTGCAAAGCACTTTCTCTGTCTTACAAAAAGCACGTCCTGACCACCGCCCGCAACAGGGTTTCTGTACATTTCGTAAGGATTTTCCGCACCGATATTCTCATAATCAAAGGCACCCTCGCCTAAAATATAAGTTGTATAGCTTGTGTATTCCTCTGCAGTCTGTTCATAGTAACTTGTGATGTTTGTTACATCAGGGCTTGCAACTGCTGTGTAATTGCTGCCGCTCTTAGTGTAATAGGTCTTTGAGCTGTCAAGTTCTGTGTCGGCAGTCTTTATATATTCTGCCGCAGCCTCGGTCACAGGCATACCGTCATCAATAAGAACAACTCTGCCGTTCCATGTACCGAGGGTAAGTTCTCTTTCAATACCACTTGCGTCCGTCTGTTTAAGATAAGCAAGCAGCTTAAGGTTTTCAAGGTTTGTTGCAACTACAGAGTGCATAATTGCAATCTTAAACTTACTCTTGTTATCACCGCCTGCACGCTGAATAGCTGTGTTAAGGCTTTCAGCCGTAACCTTACCATCGGCAATAGAAGTTATATCGTAGGTGTGATTATCAACAAACCTCCTGTTTTCTGTGCCTGTCATATTGAAGATGCCCTCTAAAATGGAAAGCAGAGTTGTCTGGTCAACACCGTCAAAATACTCTGCAACCTGTGCGGCAACATTATCCATAAAGCCTGCGCCGCCTGTAATATCCTCGGCAAAGTCACTTTCAAGCCAAGCCTGAGCACGACCTACTACTACAACACCTCTCTCATAAGTAGTGGTTGAGGTTGCTGTAATATCTGTTGTGCCGTCATAGTTAAGCACATCGCCGTCAAGCAGACCGTACATAGGCAGCACCGCATAAGCCGTACCTGTCTGTGAGGAAAAAGCCTTTTTAATTTCGCTGTTACCTTTTAAGGCTCTGCTTTTGATAAGCTCATTTTTCTTGAGCTGTGGTAATCTTTCCACATAAGCACCAAATGCCTGTGGGTTAAATGTTTTTGCATTAAATTTTGCCATTTGTCATTCCTCCTTAAATTTCCGCGCCTGGATTGTTTTCCATATAGGCGCAAAGCTGTTCATAGTTCATCTTACTTGTATCAACTGCAGGCCCATCATTACCTGCACCCGGTACATACCCCTGTACACCTGTGGCATTAAACAAAAAGCCTGTTTCCTCACTGTCCGTAAGACCTTTTACCTGTTCATCAAGACCGACAACCTCGCCTTTCTCATCGAGGCTTAAAGATTCCATATTGAGCAATGCTCTTGCAGCCTTGATATTTCTTGCCCCTGCCTTTGTGAGGGCGGTTTCAATGGCACTGTCTATGCGGATATTGCGTATCTGCTCCTCATAAGCTTCCTTCTGTTTCTTGTTATCCTCCTGTAGGGCAGTTATCCTGTTTTTTAACTCCTCATTGTCACCTGCAGACTTTTTAAGCTCCGTAAGCTGTTTATCCCTGTCGCCTAAAGCAGTGTTCACCGCTTCAAGTTGCGCTGTGACCTCGCCAAGTTTCGACTTAGGCACAAGCTCCTTAATCTCGCCATTGTACAGGGCAATAATCTTTTCAGCAATATCCTCGGCAATACCAAGCTCTATCAACTGTTCCTTTTTCAATCTGTATTCCTCCTTTTAAGTATTAAAAAAGAGCAAGTGTAATTACCTGCCCTAATTATAATAAATATAGTTTTTATTGTTGATTTTTAGTATTTTCAACAAGCAATGCTTTAAATCAGCCCAATTCAACCACCTCATTTCGCTATATATTTTACAAGGATTTTATCCTCTGTTTCCTCATAACTTACTGTCACTGTTTTGCTTCCGTCAAATTCAGGCACCTCGCCATACTCCACAACCTTATACCCTGCATCTGCGTAATGCTTTGGCTGTGGGTTACAGATTATGCGGTGTTTGTTGTTTACTTCATATTCAATGGTCTTTTCGGAAGCCGTCACCAGTTCACCATTAATTAATTTACCATACATATTATCACTCCTTTGTTTGTAGTGTTGTTCTGATACTTCCCAAACCATTTACCTCTTCAATGCTGATTATGGTTGATGGTATACCTGCTATAATGTTTACAGAGTCTAAATCTGTTATAACGGGATTATCTAATACGTAGGCAACCTGTACAGCATTAACCTGCAAATAATCAAACCACTCATCCAGTGTACTGGCAATGGTAATAGGTACTACAAAATATAGGTATTCTGTTCCACCAGCACTCCACTTGTATAATCCTACGCCTAATTTCAGTGCAGCTGCATAGCCACCTACAATACCCCTATATTTAATTATATTACATACTAGGTTATAACTGTAATCAAGCTCAAGATTAGGAAAAGTATAGGCAAATACTGCATTGACATCGTCAGCAGCAGGTGCTCTCCATGTATCGTTAGCATTGAACAATTTCAGATATGTCCTCTGCACGTACTCTCCTGTCAGGGGATTATATGTATCACACACCCATTGCTGACCGCTTGCATCGGTATAA